ATAAAAAAATTGTTGTCTACCTCGCACGACACATAGACATAGTGCGGGGCCGCGCCTGCGTTTATGAGTTGTCTGACTGCAAGCCGTGCCGCCTCTGGCTGGCTGCAATAGTCATCAACAACAAACCCAGTGGCTATTTCTACCGCACTGCAACCGCTCAACATAACAACGAGAATTAATAACGCTGCTTTCATCGCCTACGCCCTTTTACTCTGTCTTGTCGCTCTTGATACTTAAAATAAATATTTGCGATACAGGTAATCAGCGCACATAACGCGCCAATGGCTATTCCATACTCGTTTAGCCAGCCCATAACGCCGCCGGTTGCCGTGCCGATTCCCGCGACATAGGTACTGATTTCTGTTGATTTTGCTGCCATGTGTAGCTGATCCGCGTCTAACATCTAAATAGACCCTGTGCGCATAATTTCAGCGAGCCGGGTTGCTCGTGCGCCGACCTGTGACGCCCATTTTGATTGAAGCATTTGCACCGCTGCCCCCTGGTAATTTTCAAGACTAATAGCGGTCCACATCATTTTGAAATTTCGCAAACCCTCGATGCCAAGGTTAAACGCCATATTGATTAGCACTGCTTGGCGCGCTTCATTCAGCTTTGCGAAGGCGGGAAACTTTGAAAGCTGCGTGTAGAAGCATTCAACATCGTTTAAAAGCATCCGCTCCGCTTCAGCTATCGTAATGCCCCTGTCATCAAGATTTCGGCCATAGCCAATAGTCAACTTGCCGGACGTGCATCGGTAAGGCTTGAGCCTCAAACCCTCGTCAATTTCTAGCATTGCAATTGCAAGATCTTTTGGCATCTACTCAACCTCTGCATCTGCCCATTTAGCACGCACAAACTTTAACGCCTCGTTTCGCGTTATATCGTTCATGCTGATCATGGAAAATGATTTATTTTTTACAGTGACTCGCCATATTTTCTTCACGCGTCACCAAATTTCAGACATAAAAAAGCCCGACTGGTTAGGTCAGGCTTTCGGGGTTACTTATTGCAATTATGGGAATTATACCCCTATATTTTGCGTAAGTCTAATGGTCACACCGATGGGCAGACCCTCACTTTATTTTGGTGTCGTTTAAATATTCAGCTAACCCTATCTCCTGATGCTCTTTCGGCTTTACGAGAAACGCACCACGCTCATCATCCCATGCAGCTAACGCTATCATGTCTGTGTTATTCTCAGCCGCCACAACTAAAGTGCCGTCATTGTCAAAATATACCTTCATGCCTGACCTCCACGTCTCGTCACGCCACCCACTAACCAAAAAGTTTACGATCCATCACATACAGCGTAGACGTTTCCCACTCGCCAAGTTTAGCCTGGAAATGCCTTATCAGATCTTTGTACTTACGATTTCTGAAAGTGTGCCTGTCTATCTCGCACATAGTCGCCAGTCTTGTTTCACTCAACTCTATGCGCCCCGTTCCGTTGCACCGCTTACAGTCTTGAGTCAAAGCGCCTGCTCTGAAGGTCTTTCTCCCCTCGCACTTCGGGCAGCGGTCTAAGCCTGGCTCGACCTCTAGATCAACGATGATTTCGGATAGTTTGTCGGCGTCCTCTTGCTCAACCAAGCTCTTTTCGCCAAGCGCTAAGATATGATGAACGAGCAATTTTATTGAGATCACTCTCGCGTTAGCATCTCTACTGTACTTTGCGAGACAAAGATAGCCGCCGACTTTATGACACCCCGCCATGGCTGCCATCACATCCAGCCCCCCGATTAACGGCGCTCGACCACCCGGTATGTGCGGCTCGATGCCGGGTGATTTTATCGCTGCTTTTGCCAACATTTCTTTAACGCGCTCGCTCATAAGATTTTATCGCTCTTGTTTGCCAATACCGCTATGCCGTTTGTGCTCAGTCAATCCGCACGTTTTGTTTTTATCAATCGGGGTCACTAGCAGGCAGTCTATGCACTGCCTGGTTTTTGTTGAGTAGTAGCTCACCCATACGTGCTCGCACTTTTCTGTCATCTCTAACCCTCAGAGCTGGCTCTGACCCTCCAGGCCGGGAACCTGTAAAACCTCTCCGCGCTCTTTGCAATCTTTACCATCTCGCCAACCGAGTCTTTGTATTTATTCGGCACGGCTTTAAACCTAATCACTTGCGCTTCTCTATCCTGCAAATCGAGTATTTCATTTGCGAGATCGTGTTCTTTCATAGCATCCCGCGAATGTAGTTATTCGCCGCTCTAACATCCCAAGCGAGCCGTGAGAATTCGTTCCAGTCTGTTTTTAGTGGCTTGTCCTCAACTTCAACCGTCAGCGCATAGCGTTGTGCACCTGCTTTTGCGTAGCAGTGCTTACACTTGCGGTAGTGCGCCCTGGTTCCGTCCGCGTATATGTAGCCGTTTATCCCATAATCTGTAGGCACAAGACTGCCGTTTTTTGGGTTTTTGCAGTGTTCGTTTGAGCAAATATTGCTGATCGGCTTCGGTGCTCTAGCTGGCATGCCCATTAGTTCATCTCCGTGTAATGCAGCCCATCACCGCCGTTTTGCCCAATTGCGTCAATTCTTGATATTTCGCGTTTTGCGTTTTCGACTGCCGTTTTCACGTCACTACACTCCTGCTCGATCAGTATTTCTAAAAAGTGCTTTGCTTTGCGTAGATCCTCAACGCCGTTCTTACTTCGCCAGCGTGTGACGTATTTGATAACCGAGCCTTCTATAAAACCGATATTGTTCTTGTGAATGAACTCTACTGGCTGAATTGCCATGGTTTTGTAATGGCTGCCGCCGATTTGTGTTTTTAGTGTTGTCATTGCGCTAACACCTCTATGATTCTTATTAATTTTGTGCAAAGGTTGTCACACTCAACCTGATAGCGTGCTGCCGCCTGAGTTGCAGTGTTTAGCAGCGTACAAAGCCGAGCATTTTCTTTTTGTAGCCTTAGTATTTCGTTTTTTTGTCGCTCTATTGTTTCGCTCATTTATCGCTCCCGCATAAAATTGGACTTATCATTATTGATCCTTGCTCGCCCCAAACCTTGCGGCTATGCAATTGCCAAACGTGAGAGTCATCAATAAAAACGGCATCGAGCAACGCCTTGTCAAAATTGTCCAGGTCTGGCTTTTGTTGGTGCGGACGCCCGCTCATCTGCGCTCTTTTTTTTGCTGACCAGCTTGCAGGCATAGGCACAACATAGGTCACATCAACCGAGTCGTGGACTACCAACCCCTGCCGCTTGCACTCGTCTTTAAATGCGCGATACCTCACCACACAAGCCCTTTGCTTCCACTTGTCTGATCGCGTCATTCTTGGCTTTGCCATCGGTTTGATTGGGTAAATCATGCCGCGCCTCTGGTTTCTTTGACTTCTTTCAGTTCGCGCAAAAACCTAGCTACATCCGACTTGTAAAACATGGCAATCTTCCTTTTGCCTTCGCTCACATAGCTGATAACCCTGGGCGGAATAACGCCGTAAATATCCAGATTGCACCTTGCCTGCTTCAGTTGAGCTACACTTAATTTCGATAGCCTTCTCAAATAAAACTCATCGACCAAAACCTTGCTCGCGTCGTATGCGATAATTTCTTCTGTTTTGATCTTGCCGCCACTTGCCATAAACGCCTCAGTATCCGCCGCCAGCTTGGCTCTGTGCGCATCTTTTTTGCTCTTTGACGTGATTACGCCATCATCTCTAAATGCAATACTGCTCATCTTGTTAACGCCTCCCTCACCTGTCTTAATCTGTTCTCTGCCTGTCGCAGCGCATCTTGATACCGCGCCGCTGCCTCGGTTGCATCGCTGAGCATTCCGCCCAGCCGCAAGATTTCTTGTTTTTGTCGCTCGATTATTTCTGACTCGCTCATTTCAGCCATTTCATTTCTGCGCCTCCCTGTAATAATCAAATGCCTCAAGGGCCGGATCAGACCACATAACGCCGTGCTCTGCCCCGAAGGCGTTTATCAGTTCAAAAAGATCTGAGAACCATGCTTTATTCTGCTTCCGCGTCGATACGCCTAGCACCACAAAACCACCCTGCAACCCCGGCACAACTCGCTGATTGCCCAAAATTGCTGAAAACATTTCTTTCCAATCCTCCTTATCAAGTTTGAGGCCGTGCCAATCGACTTGTTTTTCAATGTCGCCCAAAACCGCCCACATTCTTTTGTTTTGCCGAAGACTTCTGACAAGCCTCCCGAGAGTCACAACTACTGGCCCGCGCTTAATGCCCCGACTCACCAGGTCAAATATCTGTGCCAGCTTTGCCGGGATATCCTTGGCATCGTTAACCGTAATCTTTAACTCGCTCACAGTGTCACTATCCATGCTGATAAAAATATGCAGAGGCAAAAGCCGCTGATTAACGCCGTGACCAAAAATCTATCGTTCATCGTTACCACCTGCGGTATTTTGTAGGGATCGTGCTTGAGTCTCGTACCACTGCCTGTTGCGATATGAGATACGCCAGAGCGACAGCGACCCTCTCAGATCCGACATGCAGTTGGAGAGCGATTTCATCCAGCGTGATCCACTCATCGCGCTCCAAGATTTCAAAAACCAGTCTCTGATCATTTGTCATTGCCGCCCCTCGTTATTATTAGAGTTTGCAGTCTTTCCCGCTGTCAGTTCGTCACGCCTGGAGATTTTTTGAGACAAGGAGCAAGCGCCGAATTGCCGGTGTTATTTGCCCCACTACCGGCTTGGGTGATTCTTTAGTAATCGTCGTAACTAGCTCTGCTCAGATCACGGAATTGCATGAACTGACCGATCCACGAAGTTCTAATCGCACCCGTAGGCCCGTGCCTGTTTTTGCAAATCAACAACTCCGCAACGCCAACGTCTACGGTTTTTTCGTTGTAGACCTCATCGCGATACAAGGTGATTATTTCGTCCGCCTCTTTCTCAATCTCCGATGAGTCGGCAAGGTCGCCTTGGTACGGCCGCTTATTGTCTCTGCGCTCGCAGTCGCGATTAACCTGCGCCAGCGCAATCACTGGGATATTTAATTCTCTCGCGAGATTTTTCAGGCTTCCCGCAATCTCCCCAACCGAGTCGCGTTTACTAGCGTGTCCGGTGTTCGATATTTTCTGAATGTAATCGACGTACAGCGCCTTGATTCCGTACTTAAACTTCCACTCTCTCGCCTGCTTCAAAACTGTGCCAATTGATACGCCAGGCTCATCGTAGATATGCATTTTCGCGCCTTTGAGCTGAGCGCCTGCGCCCAATAATCGCGACCATTCATCATCTGACATTTTCGCGTTTCTGAGCTTTTTAGCATCAACAGACCCGGTAATTGCGAGGCATCGCTCCGCCATCTGCCTTACGCCTTGCTCTGCTGATATCACACCTACCGGAGCCAGCTTTGAGGCTGCTAATGCGCAGTTAATCAAAAACGCTGTCTTCCCTACTGCCGGCCTTGCCCCGACAACAACCAGATCGGAATCATGGAACCCGCCTAAAATATCGTCCAAATCCTTCAGCCCTGTGGTTATTCCAGGTATGCCGTCAATCTCTGCGATTTTTGAAAGGTGTTCACACGCCTCGATGATTCCGTCCTGTAGCGTCTTCGAGAAGTTGTTTCTGGTCTTGGTAGATGCCATAAGTTCGCTTATGAGCCTGTCCACCGCATCAGTAGACTTTGTGCGGTCAATCTCCGACATGGCAATGCTGAGTATGCTTTTGATCCTGTGAAGCTGGCCGTGCTTCCTGACGATTTCGACCTGATTGTCAAAAGTTCCGAAGCAATACGCCTTGTTCGCAACCTGCCCACACGTAACAAGCCATTGCTTGCCTGTTTGCGCCTCCAAGTATTCCGACACTGACACAGGGTCGATAACCTGCGCGCTCGATGACATATCGAGTATTGCCTGGTAAATATCTCTGTACTGCGAGTTGATAAAATCGCCTGTAGCCAAATCACAACTTTGCAGCTTTGAGCTGTCCATCAGGATTTGTCCGATCACTTCAAGTTCTGCACTCATGTTAATTTAACGCCTTGAGTTTTGGTGGTTCGAAAGAGGTTTGCTTTTGGTTTGACATGTTGCGGTTAAATTTCTTGGAATTGCGAATCCAGTTTTTCCAAGCTCGCTCCCAGTCGATAAATTTATTGCCGTTTGCAATGTGGTGATCTTTGAAATGCTCGGTTTCATCGAGCAGGTTAATTCCGGGTGATTCTGTGAGTGCCCAATCACGCATTTTTTCAGTGACTGCGAAGTCGTCTGGAATTCGTGTTTTTCGCTGTTGCGAAACAATAGGTTCTAATGACGGTTCTAATGACAGGTTCCGTGTCCCAAATTTGGGACTATTAAAGGTACCGTTTTTGGGACTATTACAAGTACCGTTTTTGGGACTATTGGAAATTTCAATGGTACCGTTTTTGGGATCATTAATAGTCCCGTTTTTGGGACTATTGGACACTGTAATTTGATCATTATCAGCTCCTGATATAATCCCAAATTTGGCACTATTACCGGATGTGTTTTCTTTAATTTCTTGACTTGTTTCTGTACCATATTTGGGACTATTAAAGGTACCGTTTTTGGGACTATTGGCTTCTTCTTTATGTACCGTTTTTGGGACTATTGAATCGGTCATGAGTCGATAAACCACCACGTTTCCCCTCGATCCCTTTCGCCCGCCAGTATCCAAAATCAACCCTTTTTCAATTAAGGTTTTAATGGACTTTATGATCGTTTTTCTATCCAGCTCGGTGTCTTCGGCAATGCTTGCCTGTGAAGGCCATGCCGTGCATTCGTCGCCTGATCGGTTGGCGAGCGCAAGCAATACGAGTTTCGCGGACGAATTACCAACGCTTTGCTTAAACGCCCAGTCAACCGCTTTTATACTCATCTGCACAAACCTCGGGCTTTCTCCATGCGCATTACCTGGGCATCTGAGCGGCTTTTTATGGCGTCACTATGAGCATTGCATATGTCATGCAGGTTGCCCTTGCTTGCCGGGTCTATGAGCTGCCTATAGAGCCGCTGAATGCGCATCTCAAGCATGAAATCTTTAATTCGCTGAATCATTTTCTTCACCAACTTGCCGCTTAATCACTTCCCAAATTTCTTGCAGGGTCTTTCCGTCCCTCAACTGCTCTTCCATCCATTTAGCTTTTGGGTCTATGTGCGCCATTGCGCTGGCTCCTATGCGGCTTGGTGTTTTTGCTCAGGAATAACGCCCTTAGACATTGCCAGAGCGCCATTGGTAACTATGAATATTGTTTTTTGCGAATCCTTTGGGACGATTTCACCCCACTGGGACACGGCTTGAGAGGTAATGCCGAGGGCGTTTGCCGTAGCCTTTACTCCACCAAAATGACTTAGAACGTCTTGCTTTTTCATTTGTGAATCTCCTTTTTCTAACATGGTAAGTATGATTGCCTTTATTGTCAAGCATGCTTACCTTTAAAGCTGGTAAGAGTGCCGATTTCGTCCTAATCACAAAATAATGACTTTGTGTGCATGATTTTTGGTGGGTATTTTTTTGAAAAAATGGTAAGCATGCTTGACAGCAAGGTTAAGTATACTTACTATTGTCCCATGCAACCCAAAAAGCAGAGGGCGAAATGACGAACATAGTAACAATCGAAAACGGCAGCGCGGTAACAACGTCGATGGCAATTGCCGACGGTGTTGGGTATGAACATAAGTCAGTGATCCAGCTGATTAGACAGAATGTCGGCGATCTTGAGGACTTTGGCTTGGTCGCATTTGAAATGCGAGCAAGAGAAAAAGGCAAACATGGCGGCGGCGATACTGAGTACGCACTACTCAACGAACAGCAAGCCACGCTCCTGATTACCTACATGCGCAACAACGATGTTGTGAGAGCGTTCAAAAAGCAGCTTGTCAAAGCGTTTTATGAAATGCGAATGCAGCCAGGCATCACCCTGCCACAATCGTTACCAGAAGCTTTAAGGCTTGCGGCAACGCTGGCAGAAGAGCGAGATGAAGCTATCCGCACCAAGGCGCAAATCGGAAGCGCACGTGAGGCGTCAGCAATGGCGAGAGCATCGGCGGAAACTCGCAGGGCAAACAAGCTGGCGGACATGGTCGGCGATGGCAAGAACTGGAAAGCCGTTAAGTCTATCGTATGGCTCGCTGAAGTCTTTGCGGTCACGAAATCAATGTATCAGCAAGTCGGCAAAAAATTGAAGGCAATCTCGTCAGAAATGAACCTGGACGTTAAAGAAATTGAAGATTCAGCGTATGGCACGGTCAAGGCATATCACGTTGACGTTATTGGCGAACTACACAAGCGGCTGATGACTGACGGCGACTTGCTAACAAAATACAGATCACAAGCAAGGGCGGCGTAATGAGCATGCAAATCACACTTCACAACGGCCACCCGGTATCCGGCGAAAAGCTGAAAATGCTTTGCCGGGTATGGGAGCGCCAACACGACTTACCTTCAGGAGCTTTCGAGGACTGGATTAATTCAGGCTCGGACACTGCCGCACTCGCCATTCAGAATTTCTCGAACTTTGAGCTTGTGGTAGTTGAAGAGGTGGCAGCATGAAACTGAATAAATCAGCAACACAGGCAGATCTTGCCGCATTCTTTGGCCGGTTTAGGTTGCGTTATGTGAGGTCATCAAAATGATAGGCACAAAAGACTTTTTTGATCTTCGCAATCAGTTAAGCGCAGACGGCTACATCAAAGTCGGCAATTTTGAGGCCGACTTCGGTGATGCGGTGAAAATTGTTGAGCAGGAGCTTTTTGAGGCGCTGTTTAAGCTGCAAAACTGCAAAGAGCACCAGGAGCGTGATGTGATCAGCGAGATTGTGCGGCTACTTGAAAGCGCAGTGGATGAAGTGGCGAAAGATGCGTGGCGTCATGCTGACTGTGACGCGGCATGAAAAAGGACGAAAAAAATTACGCGCTCTTACCCTGCATTGTTTGCGGGAAAGGCGTGAAACTTTGCGGCACCGATATCTGTAAATGGTGCCTGTTTGTTAAACGGGGGAGTTTATGAGCACTAGCGTAGCAACAATGAAAAAGGAAGCAACAAATACGCTTTCTTACGGCATTCTAAATCCGCAAACACTGGACGAGGCTATTCGTGTGGCCGAAATCATGTCCAAATCAAACCTTGTTCCGAAAGACTTTCAAGGAAGCACGGGCAACATACTTATTGCAATGCAATGGGGAATGGAACTTGGCATGGCGCCCTTGCAAGCAATGCAGAACATAGCAGTCATTAACGGACGCCCAAGCCTTTGGGGTGATGCGGTAATAGCCATTGCTAGAAGTGCTGCAAGCTGCGAGTCGATCACAGAGACGATAGAAGGCGAAGGCGAGAACATGGTAGCAACATGTCGAGCAAAGCGACGAGGACAGCCAGAAGAGGTCAGAACCTTCTCTGTTGATGATGCAAAGCAAGCCGGTCTATGGGGGAAAGTTGGCCCATGGAAGACAAGCCCCAAGCGAATGCTGCAACTGAGAGCGCGAGGCTTTGCGATCCGTGATGTATTTGCCGATTCGTTACGCGGCATGGCCGTTGCTGAAGAGCAGCAAGATATTGCGGCAATGAACAGAGAGCGTGATGTGACTCCCAGGGCGCAACCAAATCAGCGAGCCGCCATAGCTGAAGAAAACGCTCTACCAGCATACCCGCAGGAAGAGTTCGAAAAAAACTTCCCAAAATGGGAAATGGTTATCGAGTCCGGCAAAAAAGACGCTGATTTCGTCATTAGCATGGCTAGCGCAAAGGGCGTTCTTTCAGATGAGCAGATCGAACAAATACGCGCAGTAGAGACAGGAGAAGCACAATGATCATAATTTCTGAAATCCAGGGCTCGGATGGCTGGCACCAGGCAAGACTCGAAAACAGAGGTGCATCAGAAGCCCCTATCATGGCAGGAAAAAGCAAATATCAAAGCCGTGACGACCTGCTAAAGCTAAAGAAGACGGGTGTAGCTCCTGATGTTGATGCGGCCACACAATCCCGATTTGATCGAGGTCATTGTGCAGAAGCGGCAATCAGACCATTCATTGAGGATATTGTTGGCGAAGACCTCTTCCCCGTAGTCGGCAAACTGGAAGGCACAAACCTGCTCGCATCTTTTGACGGCCTAACCATGATGCACGATATCGCATGGGAGCATAAATTATGGAACCAAGATCTAGCAGCCAAGGTGTCAGCCATAGCCGAAGGCAAGCCAGTCACGCTAGACGAGCATTACACCATTCAGATGGATCAGCAGCTTCTTGTTTCGGGGGCTGAAAAGGTGATCTTTGTTACCTCTGACGGTACGCCTGAAAAAATGGCATGGTGCTGGTATGAGACTACCGAAGAGAAAAAAGCGGCTTTGATTGCCGGGTGGGCCCAGTTCGAGAAAGATCTTGCTGTGTTTGATGCCAAAGAGGAAAGCGTTAAGCCCATAGCGGCAAGCATACCCTCTTTGCCCGCTTTGGTAGTACAGATCAATGGCGCGGTTACATCGTCTAACCTGGCGATCTACAAAGCAACAGCGATGGAGTTTATCGAAAACATAAACACCGACCTGCAAACAGAACAAGACTTTGCAGACGCCGAAAATACAGTGAAGTTCTGCAAGAATGCAGCGGACGAGTTGAAGCAAGTCAAGAAAGCAGCTTTGTCTCAAACCGCCAGCATTGAAGAGTTGTTCCGTACGGTTGACGATCTGACGCAAGCCATGGACGAGAAGCGCCTATACCTCACAAAATTGGTTAAAACGCAAAAAGAATCTTTGAAATTGGAGATTCTGCAAGGTGCAAAAACTGCATTAGAAAAACACTGGACCGACTTAGTAAGCGTCATTAGTCGTCAAGTGATCCCAGTCGGAGCCATGCCCCAGGGCGACTTTGCCGGGGCCATGCGTAACAAGAAGAACATCGACTCTATCCGGTCGGCAGTTAATGACGAACTGGCAAGAGCCAAAATTGAATGCAAAAAGGTGTTCGACCTGCTTTGTGCTAACGCTACCGCGTTTGATCAACACGCCTGTAAGCACAAGTTTCTTTTCAATGATATACGGCACTACATGCTGAAGTCAGAGGAAGACTTTGCAGCAATCGTCATTGCTCGAATAGCAGAGCATGAAAAGGCAGAGCATGCCAGAAGAGAGGCTGAGCGCGAAGCTATGCGGCTTCAGGAAGAGGCTAAGGCGCAAGCAGCAGCAAAGGCAGAGCAAGAGGCTATCTTAGCTAATGAGCGAGCAGAAGCGGCAAAGGCCAATGCGCTAATGATGGCAGAGCGGGAAGCCAAGCTCAGAGAAGAACAGGCAGAGGCAGCAAGACAGGCAGAGGCCGAGCTTGAGAAGATGCGCAATGAAATGCGGATGAAAGAGATTGCGGAGTCGGTGAAAGCGCCAGTGGTCGAAGCGCCGAAGAAAGAAGCAAAGGCGCAGCCAAACTTTACGCAAGAAATAAATTCATGGGTGAAGTCTAAGGGACTTGGTAAAGATGACGCGATGGAACTTGTTGAAATTATCAGCAAGTATTTTGACCTGGAAGTGAAATCCGCTTAATCCCCCCGCAGGAGCGACCACCTGGATAAAAACGGGCGCTAATTTAACTTGATAGGAATGATGAAAATGGCAAATTCAATGAATCTCTGTTTGTTCACTGGGAATCTTGGGCAAGACCCTGAAGTAAGGTATTCACAATCCGGCGTTGCCGTAGCAAACGTATCGCTTGCATTGTCCGGCAGAAAGAAATCAGGGGACAAGTGGGAAGATAAAACCGAATGGGTAAACCTGGTTGCTATCGGCAAGAGGGCGGAGGTATTGCGCGACTACGCACACAAAGGCTCAAAGATCAGGGTTACCAGTGAAGTGCAAGTACGGAAATGGACAGATAAAGAAGGTCGCGACCGCTACACAACCGAGTTTTTGATTAGCGACCTTGAGCTATTGACACCGAAAGCAGAAGGCCAGCAACAAGCGCCAAGGCAGCAGGCAGCGCCGCAGCAGAGGCCGACACATGCAGGCAGTAAGCAAGCACCGCAGCAAGAGCAAGGCGATGACGATTTTGATGATGACATACCTTTTAACTGGGAGGCAGCATGACAACCTCGATAAAAACATGCTTTAAGTGCAAAAAAGAGAAAGCTCTGGATGCTTATTACAAGCATTCAGATATGAAAGACGGACATTTAAATAAATGCATTGATTGTACGAAGGCCGATGTAAGGCTCCACAGAAGAAGCGATGAGTACAGAGAGAGGGTTCTGTCTTACGACAGGTTGCGAGGCAACAGACAGAGCAAAAGCTACCGGGATAATTTAAAGGTAAAAAATGAAGCTGGATATAAGGCAAGGGTTGCTTTAGGTAACGCTTTGCGCTCAGGGAAAATAGATAAGGCAGATAGGTGTGAGCATTGCGGGGCCGACTCCCTGCTTCACGGACATCACCATGATTACTCTCAGCAATTATCTGTTATTTGGCTTTGCGTTCCGTGCCATAGACAGCTTCACGCTTTTATGGATCTTGTAAATAAGCGAAAGGATAAATCAGCATGACCGAAACAACCCTTAAATCACTCGTATCATGCGCCCTAGCCTTTAGTCTCATGGCTTGCGCCGGGGCGCTGGTTGCGACACCCGAAGAGCTTGGCGTAGACCAGATGATCCAGCGCGATATTGGAATCTGGTCAATCGAGGTCAGAGAGCACAGCGACAGTAATTGTCGCCGTGTTTTTCAGACGATTGAAGAGCAATGGTATATGGCC